GCTCCCAATCGCCGACCATTTCGCTTTCATGTCGGCGGCTTGTGCGTCGGTGATCTGTGTCGGCGCGACGAGCAGGCCCGACGGTCGGCCGCCGCCCGTAAAGAATGCGGTACTGGCGGCTTCCATCGCGAGCCCTTGCCGCGCGGCGCCGCCGCAGGCATAGAGCGGCGAGATGCCGACGAGCGGGTGATAGACGCAGTTCCAGCGATCATGGATGACTTCGCGCGCCGGCGCGACGAGCGGACCCGTCGGAATGCCGGCGAGCTCATGCGTCTGAATCTCGTAATAGACCGACCCGTCGGGACCGACGAGCGGTTTGACTTTCGCCGGGTCGAGCACGTACATCGCGACCACGACGCCGCGAGCGTCGCGATCTTTCAGCATGTACGCGTTGCCGGTTAGCAGTTTGGAATACAGCCACGACTCGAAAAACTGCTGCGGCGTCTGGTAGCGGTTCGGCGAGCGGAGTACCGGCGTGAATGCCGGCGAGCTCGCCTCGACCCAAATGCCGTCGGCGTCGAGCGCGACCAGGCGACAGGCCAGCTTGCCGATATCGGACGCGATGAGCGACACGCAGCGAAAGACGGTCGGGTTGGCGAGTAGCGACTCGACCCGGAGCTCGTCATTGTTCTGCCAGGCGCCCGTATACGGTTCGCGAACAATCGGCATCCAGGCGCCGCGGCTCGGCGACGCGAGCGACCCGGTCGAGAACATCGACCGGATCGCCGACCGGATCGTCGCGTACGCGCCCATCGTCGACCGTTACTTTTTCGACGTCGCCGTCGCGCCGCCGGCGCCGGCCGTGACCGGATAGACCGCCGCGGTCAGGTACCGGACCGCATTCGGGTTGATCTTGTTCCAGTTGATGAACCGCTCGGCGCGAATGCCGATCTGGTTCGTCTGCCACAGGCTGACCATGACGGTCGTATCAATCGGCGGCGACGCCGGCGCCGAGTCCATTTGCAGCGTCGCTTCCTGGCTCACGTCGATTTCGACGCCGCCATCCTCGGCGTACAGGATGTACGACGGTTGGAGCGCGATCAGCATGTCGCCGACGAGCTCGGACGCGATGAAATCCATCCCGAGATAACTGCCGCCGCTCACGCTGAGGCCCGGGAACGTCGTCGAGCCGTCCGACCCTTTCGCGACCGCGAGCGCGAGCGCGTTGCCGGGCGACAGTAGGAACGTCACGCCGGCGATCGAGATGCCGTTCGCCGTGAAGTACCGGATCAATCCGAGAATGTCGGCGAGCGGGTCGGCCGTCGCCGGCGCGGTCGGCGCCCCGTTCGTGATGGATGCCGGATGGACGCCGGCGACGAGCGCGACCGCCGGGTCGATGAACTGCTGATTGGAGAACTTCGCGATGCCCGCGATCATGTCGTTGCGTACGACCTGCTCGGCGTCGGGATTGGACAGCATGGCGAGCTCTTTCGTGAGCGCGATGATGCCGGCGATCTTCGACATGTCGAGCGCGACCGTGTCAAAGCCGAGTGACGTCACGGGTTTCGGCTTCGCCTCGCCGACCCAGTTGTACGTGCCGCCGTTCGTCTGCCGCGGCATCTTGGTATTGAACGGCACTTTCTTGAAGCCCTTGATCTGACCCAGAAACGTCGCCGGCCGGACGAGCTCAATCAGTTCGGTCGACACGTTCTGATTGACGAGCGGCTTCGCCCAAATCGGATCGGTCGTGGTGCCGGCCGCGACCGCGGCTTTCAGATGGAGCGCGACTTCGGGGTTGTCTCGTCCCCATCGCTTCTCGGCGTAGTCGATCGCGTCGCGCATGTCGCCTTTGTGCAGGTACTGCGCGCAGACGGCGCGCACAAACGCGGTGCCCTTGGGCAGGTTCGACTTGACCGTGATCGCCGGCGCGTACCGGCTCGGCGTCGGCGGAACCGGCTTGGCCGCGGCGACGTTCAGCGACTCGCGGTCGCGCCATCGACCCAGGTCGCCGTCGAGCGCCTTGAGCTCGAGCGCGAGCGCGTCGTACGTCGTCGCCTGGTCGTCGGTCATCGGCTGGTCATCGACGGCGCTCGCGTCCAGCATGCCGGCGAGCCGGGCGGCGAGCGCGTCGCGCTTGAGCTCGAGCGCGGCGATTCTTTCGGTCGTGGTCAGGTTCATAGCGGGCCTCGAGCGCTCGAGCGCGAGCGATTTGATCAAACGGATGGTTGCGTTTTGGTTGGCGGGAATGGTCACGAGCGACAGCTCGCAGATTTCAGACTTGAGGATCCGCCGGCCGCCGGCCTTGAGCCGTTCCACGGCGCCGTCGAGAATCCGAAAGCCGATGGATGCGCCCGACAGGACGCCGGCGGTCAGTCGCTGCCAGGTGTCATCGGCGAGCGTTTTGAACGGACCCGGCTCGTCGACCGTCGCGAGCTCGGCGTCGAACGTGATGCCGGCCGGCGTGATGGTCAGGATGGCTTTGCCGATCGGGCTCGTCTGGTCGTGATGCACGAGCAGCGGGATCGGGTTGCGGAACGTGACGCCGGCGAGCTCGAGCAGGTCGCCTTGTCGGTCAACCTCTGGCGTCGACGCCATCCCGGATATTCTCCGGCCGGCCGGAGTCGTCGACTTGACGTCGAGAATGGAATAGGCCCGATCCACGGGTCACAGATTGCCCGTCCGATCCGGTTTTCGTCGAGTACGGGATACCGAACGGTCGACGAGCGCGCGGAGATACTCGGCGAGCGTCATCCTGGCGGCGGTCGCCTGGCGGTAGGTCGCGTCGTAGGCTTTCGCGGTCAGCCGAACATGTACCGGCACCGATGGCGCCGTCGGCGTCGAGAGTCGCGAGCGGCGCGCCATTACCCGAGCACCGTCATCGAATAGGACGGCGCCGCGACCGACCCGAGCCGGTTGAGTCCATCGACCGCCATGATGAGCGCGACGACGCCGTCGATCCGCTCGGTCGACCGGGTTTTCGACGGCTTGAGATTGCCGGCGGCATCGGTATCGACGGCGCAGTTCTGGATGCACCAACGGAGAATCGGGTGTCCATCGTGCCGGAGTCGCCGCGAGAGGATCGCCGGCTCGAGCGACTTGGTCGGCGCCGACAGACTCGCGAACCCTTGCCGCATGGGCGCGCACACCAGGCCGTCGACCGATTGCAGGCGAGTGACCAGGTCGGTCGCATTCCACGGGTCGAATGCGACGAGCTCAACCTGGTAGAGCGCCGACCAGGTCGCCAGTTGCCGCCGGATGGCGTCGTAGTCGACGACGGCGCCCGGCGTCGCCGTGAGAAAGCCCTGGCGCGCCCATTCGTCATACGGGACCCGGTCGCGCCGCGACCGCTCGCGGATCCGTTCTTCGGGGACGAAGAACCGAGCGAGTACGTCGTACCCGCCTCGACTCACGACATCCTGTCCCGGATACGGGTACTGGTCGTCATCCGGAAACACGGCCACGAGCGCGGTCAAGTCGGTCGTCGTCGACAGATCCATCCCGACGTAACAGCGCCGGCCGGCGAGCGGCGACGACGGCGGCGCCAGACAGGCATCCCACGACGCGACCGACAGCCAGCGGGTACTTTGTTCGGTCCATTGGTTCAGGTACAGCCGGCGGAAATTGTTCTCTTGCGCCGGAATCTCGCGAGCGCGGCGCGCCAGGATCGCCATGTCCTCGAGCGACCGGAAATCGCCCAGTGCCGGGTTGCACTGGCGCCAGACTTTCCGACTTTGCCAGTCGGCATCGGCGGGCGCCTCAAAGATGATCGGCAGAAACGACGGGTCGAGCGCCGGCCGCTCGGCGACTTTCTTGGCGTGGCTGTAGAGCTCAAACAGAATCGAGTGCCGGTCATAGCCGGCGGTCGAAATCGCCAGGAACAGCGGTTGCCGCCGGGCGCCCTGGCTCGTCGACAGCACGTCGTACAGCTCGCGTGAACTGGCGGCATGCAGCTCGTCATAGACGCAGAGCGAGCAGTTATATCCGTGCTTGCTCGAGGCTTCGGCCGAAATCGCCCGATAGACCGACCCGGTTCGCTTGTGGACGATCCGTTTCTGCGAGTCGACGATGTAACAGGCGGCGTCGAGCTCCGGGTCGTTCCGGACCATTTGCGCCGCGACGCCGAAACACAGACTCGCCTGGTCGCGGTCGGCCGCCGCCGAGATGACCTCGGCGCCTGGTTCGCCATCGGCGAGCAGGCCATAGAGCGCGATCGCCGCGGCGAGCTCGGTCTTTCCGTTCTTCCGCGGGACCATCCAGAGTGACGTCCGGTACTGCCGGAGCCCGTCGCGCCGTTTCTTGAACAGCTCGCGGACGATGCGACGCTGCCAGGGCCGGAGATTGAACTTCTGACCCGCGGTCGAGCCTTTGGTATGCGTGAGCCCGTTGATGAACGCGATCGGGTCCCTGGCCGGCTCAGGCGCCTCGGTCGGCCCATCGTGGCGGGTCGGCTGGTTGGCATTCCAGCCCCCGCGGCGGTCCCGTTTGCGTCCGATCGCGACGACGTCAGCCATAGGAGACGACCGGGTTAGACCCTAGACCCGCGGGCGGGCCCGAGCGCCTCGCCTGGCGAATCCTGGCGGCGATTTTGGGCATCCTGCAAAGTATGGGCAAAGGTCGTATTTCTG